CGGGCGGCACAAGCTCGCAAAGCTGTTTGATTATGGCGGCGTGATTTTTCGTCATAGCGATATGCGTTTTTACTGCGTCGCTCTGTTTTGTCCCGCTCTGATTTGCGCCGTTTTGGTATTCGACGGTGTAACCCTCTTCGTTAATGATTTCCTGCAACTCTTCAAGGGATACCGCCATAAATGCGGCGTTGCGGATAAGGCTTTCGACGGTCTGCAACTTGTTTTTATCCAAGTCGCGGAAAACCCGCTTTAATCGGTTTATCTCTCTCTTAATCTTTTGATCTTTCGTTAAGTCCTTCTTTGTCGCCATAATTATCACCCCTTTTCGGCGGATACCTACACCCCTTTTTCGCGTACACCCGTTATGCGCGCGCCTGCGGAGTAAAATTAACCTCCCGCCCTCGGTGTTTCACCCTCCCTAAATCCTCGGCGAATAGGGGGGAGTATCACGTTTCCGTTTTCGTCAAACGAATATCGCTTTTTCCGCTTCGATCGATGGTGTTCTTTGTTATGGCAATCTTGACAAAGCGCTTCGAGATTATCCCACGAAAGCGCAATGTATGGATCGTTTACGTTTTGCTCTGTCAAGTATGTTTTGTGATGTGCAATCTTTGCGGCGACGGGATCGTCCGGTGTAGAACAACGTTCGCACAAGTAGCCCTTTGATTGCAAGAAGGCATCACGGCAAGAACGCCAAGCGTCGCTGTTGTAGAACTGTTCTGCCCACGGCTTCATACTCGCACCTTCCTTTCCCGCGCATAATAAAAGCGCCCTTCCGGATTGCTCCGAAAAGGCGCTATTCGTGCGCTTGCGTCTTGCGTAAGAATTCATCGTAAACAGTATAGCATAGATATATTCCCCTTGCCACCCCTCGATATTGTCGCGATATTGTCATTTATTCGCCCGCCTTGCGCCTGTACGTTGCCGCACTCACCGCCGCCGCGATCCCGAATACGCATACCGCCATATCGTTTACGATCTTGTTCCGCCATCTGCACGCGGTCTTTACGCCCTTCAAAACGCCCGCTTCTTCAAGGTCGAAGGCTAATTCCTCCCACGTGTAGGGCTTGCCGCTCTCGCGCGGCTTGCCTTCGTAATCCTCGCCGAAGTAGTACATACGAACCACCGTGAATTCCTTGCGGTCGCGGTAAAGGTTTATAGCCCTCTCCAGCCGCTCGAAGCCGTACTTCGTTTCCCGATACTGCCGCCTTTTTTCTTCCCGCATTTCCTCGACAATATCGGCTTCGGTTCTCTGCTCATAAAATCCCGTGCTTTTGCTCCCTGCCGCGAAGGTCTTTCGCCCTGCGTGATATTCCACTTCGCAATAGGCTTCTTCATTAGCGACAAGCGCCGCCAGCTTCTTGTAGTTATACAAAAGCGTTTCCATAGCCTTGAAGTAATTGACATACGCGCCCGCCGTGTCTTTGTATGCTTCATACGCACCCGCGCGGGCGGCTTCGTTGATCGCTTCGCGCAACTCTTCGGAAATGCCCGTTTTTTTCTTCGCCATTTTTCAGCCCTCCGTTTTCCGCTGTAAGTAGTCGATAATCACGCTTGCGGCTTCCTGCCAGCCCTTGCAGATTGCCGCCGCGTAACCCTGTTCTAAAAGCCCGTCGATCCAGCGCACCTGTTCTTCGCTGATCCTCCCGCCGCGTTGCCGTTTAAGCTCGATATAAAGCCCGTGATTTCCGCCGCGTGCAACGGGAAGGCAAAGATCCGGAACGCCGGATTTCACGCCCTGCGCCCGAAGGCGTGCCGCCTCGATCTTGTTTCTGCTCCCGCCGTTCGGAACGTGATACAAAAGCGCCAATTCCGGAAAGCGCCCCGATTGAAGCGCCGCCCACTCGAAAAGCGCGATTTGTTCGTCCGCTTCCGTAGGAACAGGAAGGGAAGGCGTGTTATTTTTCCGCATTTTGCTTCGCCTCCCAATCGTTGAAGAAGAAAAACGGCTTCTTCTGCGCCACCGCTTCGCCGAACTCATATTTTGCGCCCCTGCTTTCCGTCCAATCCGGAAGGAAGCATACTTCGTCGCATTCGTTCAGCATTGCGCCCGCCATTCGCATATACGCTTCCCACGTGAAGCCCTCCGAAGGCAGTAATGCCGGATTGACGACAATAAAGCCGCCTTCCTCCAGCTTCTTCTGCGCTTCATAGAATTTTGAGCGGTAGAACGGATCGCCCGTAATCTTCCCCGCAAGGTAAACTGTCTTTTTCTGCATTGTTTTTCCTCCCTTCGTCAAAACAGCGTTGTTTGCGTTGCCTTTTCCTGTTCCTCCAGCAGATCAAACAGGCGGATTTGCGCTTTCTCTTCTTCAAGCCGCCTGTTCGCCGCCTCGAAATATTTTGTATTGATTTCAAAGCCCACGTAATCAAGCCCGCCGATCCGCTGGCAAGCGACAAGGGAACTTGCGCTTCCGGCGTGCGTGTCTAAAATCTTCATACCCTTTCGGGCAAACAGGGATAAAACCCATTCATACAGCTTCACGGGCTTTTGCGTAGGGTGGATCGTCCCTTCGATCTGCAATTCCACGCGGTTAAGCGTGAAAATCCGTGTCGGCGTGTCAAAGCTGGTGTATGCAAGCTCACAATCAGACATTGAAAGCCCGCGTTGCCCCTTGTCCCATACAAGCCAGCCTTTATGCGCCTGTTTCAGCATCGGAACAAAGTAATTCCCGCCCCAAATGATTTGTTCACGGGATACCCGTTCAAGCTCTCGGAAATATTCTTCGGTCGGCGGCTTGTTGTCCCAGCCTTCCCGCGAATGCTCCTTCCGGTTATGCTTCGGATTTCTGCAAACGCGCTTCCGCTGTCCGTCAATCCCGATCCCGTAAGGCGGATCGACGATTGCAAGGTCGAAGAACCCGTCCGGAAATTCCTTCATTCCCTGCATACAGTCCAGATTATAAAGCCTGTTCAATTCAAGCACCGTCGATCGCCTCCTTCCTCTCTTTTTTCTCCCACCCCTCCGCCCCTCCCGCTGGGAGGGGAACAGGCTCAAAGGAATAAACCCCGCGCCCGATCCTTTATGCACATTTCCCCAGCCTTCATTGTGGAAAAGTGCAAGCCGCCTTGATAGATTTTCTTTCCCCGTCGCCGCGCTGTTCCTATCACTCACGCTTCACCCCGTAAAGGTCAAGCGGCTTCGCCGTGCTTCGCAACCTTGACGGGCTGAACCGTTCGTGATCTCTGATAAACAGGCGACGGGGAATAAACGAAAATCTATCTTCAAGGCTTCTTCTGTGATCGAAGCTGTGCTTCGTCGCCAAACGTTACACATTTACAAGGCTTTAGAAATGCTGATCCGAAATCAGCCTTTACCGTCCTTCGCCGCTCGTTTCCGTTTGCGCTTCGGCGGCTCTAACACATACTTAAAATAAAGGTATCCATACTTCGTACTTTTCGTTTCTACTAATATATAGCCCTTCGGCGGGCGCGGCGGCTTGCTCTCCGTGTAAACCCTCTTTGCAACGGTCGGCGTTTCCCGTTCCGGCTTGCGCGCGTTGCGCGTCTGCTTCCAGCGGTGTCCGCCTTGTTCCTTCGTCCAATGGTCGAAAAGGTAATTTGCAAGCCCTGTGTAATCCTGCCCGTGATCCACGCCGTCGTAATAGTTATGTTCGCGAAGGTGGTTGATCCGGACGATATTTCCGTAAATCCATTGTTTCTTGATTGCTTCTTCCGGCACGCCGTCCGAAAGCATATGCGCGTGAATTCTGTTCGTGTTCTTGCCGCGTCCTAAATAAATGAAGATCACGGCATCGGGGAAGGCGTATTTCAGCCGCCGCACGAATAGATCGCGTATCCGCTTCGCTTCCTTGAAGGTATGTACTTCGTTTTCGTCGTCCAGCGTCAGCGTGCTATATAATGAACGCGGGGAAAAGTTTTCATTTACCAGCCGCGCGTGTTTCCGTCTTGATATTCCGATCTTGTGTTGTTCTCGCTCTTCCTCTGTCTTAAAGCGCGGGCGCGGTTCAGCCTTCTTTATATCGGTAAGCCTGTCCGATACGTTGAAAACCTCCTGTTCGCACACAACGCCCGAAAAAATCCTTCTTTTTACTCTCTGCATACGTCAAGCCGCCTTCCTTTGACAAAAAGCCGCTTTCGTGCTATACTATCTAATGTATTGAATAGCCTTATACGGCAACCCCGAACGGGGAAGAACCGTCCTGTACGCCCATACAGGACGGTTCTTTTTTATTTATCCATTGTTCAGCCCGTCGCCCTGCACGAACTCTTCGCATTGCGGTTCCTCGCAAGGCTTGAAGCGCATTCCGTTTTCGCAACCTACGCACGGGGAAGGGCGCACCCCGTCCGGCGTGAAGCCCTCGCGGATCTTCTCGCATTCCTCCAGCCGCGCGCATTGATCGCACCAGCACTTCCGGCAATCGCCGATTTCCGTTTTAACGGAACGTTCCCGTTCCTCTTCGGTTTTCCGGATTTCGCGGATCGCGGTTTCCTCCAGCATAACGTCGTAAGCGTCCATACCCGCTTGAAAGCCTCGGATCAGCGCCGCAACCGCGAAGCCCAGCGCCGCGCCCGCTTCTTCAAGCGCTTCTGCGTTCAGCTTAATTTCGCTCATTCCCGCTTCTCCTTTGCATATCTGCGTTGTAGCTGTATCCGGTATTTTTCTTCGTGCCGCGCTTCCCGCAAGTGCGGAAGATCGCGACGATCACGCAATAGATAACCAAAACCGCCGCCGCAATGCAGATAATCCCGCAAAGCAGGAAAAAGGCGTTTTGCATAAATTCAAACATTGTCATTAAGTACAACCTTCTTTCCCTCCATTACGCCAGCTTCTTTTAAGCGCTTGCGTAAATGCTTTTGCTGTGCAAGGATCGAAAGGGCGCGGCGCTCGTTCTGTCTGTACTGCTTCGCTATATCCTTTATATCCTCGCTTTGATAGTATCCAGCGCCGTCCTGCGCGTTAATAATGATCGCGCCCCTGCGCCGTGCCTGTTCGATTTCTTCACGTATCTTCCGATCCGGCAAGCCCGTTGCCGCGCGAAGGTGTGCGCGTGTTACCGCGTTTTCCTTGCCGAACGGAATATAATCTGTAATGCTTGCCGCCCGCATTTCCGTTATTCTCCTTTCTCGAATACCTCTTCCGGTTTGATGTTCCACGCCGCCGCAATATGCTTCATCATATCGACGGCTTCGGCGCGCTTCTTCATATCCCCGTCAAGGTAAGATTTCAAGATTTCCGATTTCAGAACGCAAAGCGGGCGAACGCCGTAGGCCCCGTTGTCCGCGTAGTCGTAGCTCAGCGTACCGTCGGAATAGACGTAGCGGACGAATGAATTTTTCGGGCTGTCCGGTGTAGCTGTCCACCACCAAGTGTCCGGAAGCTCCGGAATGTTGCCGCGAAGAAGCCTGTATTCGTCGCACGTGATAAGCCCGACGCGGACGCAATCGCCGCCGTAGTCCTTCAAGCCGTCGTCGGCGGTCAAGTCAACGTTGAAATACTCGAACATTGCTTCCGGCGCTCCCGCTCCGATCAGCTTTTGCAGGAATTCGCCGTTCAAGAACTCGCGAATATCGGACGCGGCGAAATCGTTTCGGTTCTTCGTGTCAAAAACGCCGTTTCCGATACACTCCGAAGCAATGCACTTCACCCAGCTTTCGGCGGTCTGAATGATTGTGAAGGCGATCCCGCCGATCGTGATTTCCTGTTTCGGCATAAAGCCGTGTTTGTTCTCTGTCATATTGAAAAGCCCCTTTCTTTCCTCGGGCGGTTTTCCCGCTCGATCAATGATCCTGTTAATGTACCAAATAGCCTTTTGTAAATCCTCTTCACCGTTCTTGCGCTTCCAACGCCACAAGTATTTGATCGCGTTTGCCGTGCAGAAGGCTTCGATCCCTTCAAGCCCGATTGTCGCCGCCTCCAGCGCGTCGATACACTCGATCCCGCCCGCGTTGTAATGCGCTGGGTGGTTTACCCGCTCCGCCATTGTCAACACTTCTTCCCGCCGTGCCTGTACGGGCGCGTTCTGTTATATTCGTGCTTCTGCGAAATTGCCGCGTCAATGTCAATTCCGGCATATCCGCAATAATCAAGAACGCGGATAATCACGTCGGCAAGCTCGATCGGTATTCCTTCCGGCTTCCCGTTGTTTCCGGCGTAAACCTCCGTAGGCAAGCGCCCGTTGCGGTATTCCTCCAGCGCTTCGGATACCTCCGAATGAATGAGCGCCAGCACTTCGGGGAAGCCGCGTTCTTCGTCCCACCAGCCGTGATCGACGGCGTTTTCGTGAATTTGCTTTGCAACCTCGTTAATTCCCGTCATTATCGTTTTTCCTCTCTTTCTGTTTGTCTTTCGGCTCTCCGCCGTCGTTGTTCGTGTTCCTACAATCGCACGTTTCCCCGTTGTCAAGGTGTGCGCCGCAATGGTCGCATACTTTGTACTTCATTTCTTCGTTACCTCCGTTCTTTGGAATAATCAGACGGCGCAACCCGTCCGCGCATAGCGTCAAACCGTGTTCGCGAAGATAGGCGCGGCGGCGTTCCGCCTCTGCCGCCTCCCAGCCGCAAGTAGGGCATTCGGAAGCGTTGCATTTCTGAACCTTTTTCGGATCAATCCCTAAAAGGCAGATATATTCGTGTTTCTCACTCATTTTTCACCCGCTCCCCGTTATAGATAACTACCATAGAAGGGAAGGGCGCGGGATCGCTGGCGTTCCCTTCGTCGTCTGTGAAGCGAAGCCGCCCGCGAACGAAGCGGATTTCTGCTTTCTCGTATATGTAATCGTGAAAATAGGCTGTATCCGTTCGAGCGGGAATAAGCAGTACAATAGCGTACCCCCCGCGTGCTTCTTCGTATGCCTTCTTTACCCACTTTCCGATCTCGCGTCCATAAGGCGGATTGCAGAAAACCGCGCCGCCGCGATCCCAGCTTTGCGAAAGCCCGTCCGTTTCCGGCGTATAGTAAAGCGGGCATTTTGCCGTTTTGTCGGTCGCCGCCGCGTCAAGCACGAAGCCGAATTCTTCGTTCAGATGGTCGAAGAAGTCTTGCGGCGTACACCAATCCATTTTCTTTGAAGATAGAAGCGCACTATTCACCGCCGCCAGCCTCCTTTACTTCTTTGAAGAAGGCTTCAAGCGAAAACCACTTATCCTTTATCAAATTGCCGATCCGGATAATCTTTCCGCCCCAGCCTTGATGTTCACAACGGATAAATGCGCCCGTTAAATCTTCCCATTTTGCAACGCCGACACAATCGAGAATTTCCGCGATTGCTTGCATTCCTGCCGCCGCGCCGATACGTTTTTTCGTCTGTGCGTCATAGCTGTCAAGCGCATATCCTCCGTAACCACAAACGCCGCTGTCAAACTCGACAAAAAGCCAAAACGTCATAATGCCGTGATCTTCTTTCCCCAGCATTGTTCCGGTTATTTTCCCGTTTTCGATTATCGTATTCATTCTTCCACCTCGCTTTCTTCCTCGACGATCTCACCCGTAGCAGGATCAACGTTTAAGGAATATTGTTCCGGCTCTGCGGCGTGTGCCAGCGCCTTCTCCCGTTCTCGAAGATCAAGGGAAAGAACGCATTGTTCCGTAAGCCTCTTCAAGTTATCGACAAACTGCTGGCTAATCACGTCATACGGCATAATCACCGCTTGAAGCAGGAAGCCCGCTTTCGCTACGATGTAGGGCGTTCCGCCGGGCGTGATCCGCTCGTATAGCTCCAACACGTCTAAAATATCGGATACGGGCGAAAGATAGCGGCTTTCGATGAACACAAGCCCGCGCCGCGTCTGCAACGGCTTCAAGGTCTTTCCGGAATAGGCGATCGAAATTGCTTCCCGCTCGACGGGCTTTTCGTTCGCGTCTGTGTCCTCGAAGCTGATTTCCGAAGGAATGCCCGCTACTTGAACGAACCAATCTTCCCGCTGTTTTTCCGGAACGTCGAAGATTGTTAAAAGGCTTTCTTTGTCCAGCGCCGGAAGCCCCGTTACCGGATAAGCCGCCGCGCCGTCGCCGATGTACTGAATAACGCCGCCGCTTTCGGTGTACCGCTCATAAATAACGGCGTATTTGTTCTTCTTGCAGATCGCCGCGATATTCTTAATCTTCATCTTCCGCCACCTCGCTTTCGTCTGCGCTGTCCCGCTCCGTAATCGGCGGAAGGTCAACGCGGGGAACGCGAATCGCAAGCGGGATTTGACAGCCGCAACGCGGGCAATCCATAGCGTTAAACTGTGTCGGCGGTTTTGTCAGCGTTTCCATAATCCCGCGCGGTTCCTCTGCAACGTAGATTTCTTCCTTTTTCGGCGTTACGCGGTATCCGCAAACGCCGCACGTCCGTTTCTTTGTAAACATATTGAATAGCCCCTTTCCGGTTAATATCTGCCGTAAACCCGAACAACGGTGAAAGGCTTGTCCGCCTTCGTCGCCGTTACGATTGCCGAAGTCATAAAGGACACGCGCAAGAAATCCCGCGCCGCCCGCTTTGCAAGCCTCCACGCAATCATTCGGGCGTTAGGTTCCTGCATTGCGTCGCCGTCCAGCGGATACTCGCAAATAAGAACCGTATTTCCGAAAGGTCGCCGCGCTGGGCGCTCCTTCATAAATTCTTTGTTGCCCTCTTTGCATTTCACAATTTCAAGCGCCTTCGGGAACTGCCAGCCGCTGTCCTGCTTCTTTTCTTTTGCCATAATTGCCGCCCCTCTCTTCAAAGCTGAACTAAATTCAAAACCGAAATAAGCCGATCCGTAATCTGCTTCCGGTGTAACTCCTTCAAGATCGCTTCTTCGTTCGCGTCGTAGTTTGCGGCAAACGTTACGAAATACTTTAATTCCGGATTTACCCGTTGCCGAAGTGAAAGACAGAAAAGAAGGCGATCCGTTACTTCCGCTTTGAGCGGATACACGGCAATTTCTCCCGTGCTTTTGTTGATCTCTCTGCAAAGGCATACCATTTCACCCATAGCCGCGCCCCTTTCTAATCGTCGTAAGGATTTTGTAAGCTCCAATCCCACGTTTCAGCGTCTTTCCAGCCGATCGTGAAATGATTGTTCCGTCCGTCCCCTGTGAAGTACAGGTATTCAGCCGGAAGGACGCGCCCGACGTTTTTTTCCCCCGCTTTTTCGGCGTGATAGCGTTTCAGCACGTCAGCCGCCAGCGTCGCAAGCTCCGGAAGAACGGGATAATCCGCCGAATATCCGGCGAACTGATACGGCGCTTCTAAAACCTCCAGCACGGTGTCCGGAAAGCGGGGATCGTCAACGCGGTTCAGCACGCACCAAACGCACGCGGCTTTTTCCATATCCGAAGCGATCCCGCGCGCTTCCCCGTAAAGCATCTTCGCAAGCGCTTCAACCTCCGCCGCGTCCGGTATGTATTCCGCTTCCGGCGTTTCCGGCGCAAGCGTCAAGAGCGGGGAAGGGGATAAAAGCGGCGTAGCCTCCGCCGCCGAAGGCGGTATTCCCTCCTGTTTGCCTGTCCCGCTCCACGGCATAAAAGCGGCAAGCGGGATCGCGACGATCACCAGCGAAAGAACCGCCGCAAACTGTCTTTGTATCCTCTTCACATTTCCACCCCGCCGTCCGCTTCAAGGGATAGCCACCATTCGGGATTGTTCCGGAAGCATTCGTTCGGGCAAGCGTCGCAATTCTCCGCCGCGCACCCGCTACAATACCGCTTTTGAAATTCCGCGTCCCACGGCGCTTCGATAATCGGAAGGGAACGCAAGAACCGCCCAAGCTCTTGCGCGCCCGCCGTGATTGCTTCAAAGTTTGTTTTGCTCATATTGAATAGCCCTCCTTTATTTGCAGAAGCTCGAACAAATTTAATTGCGCGGCTTCCATTTCAAGTCTTGCGTTTATTGCATTCGCTTTCCTGTCAGCGTCCGCGAAGCTATCTTCGTACTTGAAGCGTGTTGAAATTGTGTTTTCTTCTTCGCTCAACCGTCGTAATTCGTCCCATAGTTCCGGATGTGTTCTTTTTAGCCACGCTATTTGCGAATAGCTTTGATTTGGACAAAACCAGCAACCACCGCGCCGCGAAATTTCATATATCGGTGAAATAAGATCGTATTCCTTGCATAGATCGAACGCCATTCTTTCTGTATATCCGAACTGTTCAAGAAGCGATATTTTGTTTGTTCCTTTCAACCTATCCAGCCGGATCGGTTCGTCAATGGCAATTCCTACGTATTGCGTATATTCCGCCCCTTCAAGATCAAGCGCTTTGTAAAAATCTTTAATCGGTCGAATTTTCAATTCACGATTTCCGCTACAACGTCCGCCGATTAAAAATCCGCACTTTTTCCCAATCCTTTCCGGCTTCGACGATCGTTCCACTATGTGATGAAAAAGGTCGATATAATCTTTTCCCGCGCGGACGATTTCAACTTTATATCCCCAGCTTTCAAATAGCGGTTTTGCCTTGTTCATAACGAAGTCGATATGCTCCGGTAACTCTCCAGAAATTCCGCGCTTCTTGTCGAACATAACTTCTGAAAATATAATTGTTGACGGCGGTAATCCGTGTATATGGTCAAGGATCACGCTTGCTGTACTGTCTTTTCCGCCGCTCCAAGAATGGAAATAAAGCATTTATGCCTTTGCGAAGTATCCGCCAGAAGAAAAATCCCATTCAATCTTTCCATCGTCATACTTCGTTACACAATGCGCTTGAAACGTCCAGCCGGAAGCAATATTGCGAAGCGTCGTGATCTCCCGCCTCGTGCTTTCAATGCAAAGGAAGCTTCCTCCGCCCTTGTTTTCGTATATATTGCCTTTCTGCAATCTCGCATTACGCTTCATTGAATAGCCCTCCTTCCTTTTATCTTTCAGCGGCGGCGCGTCTGTTGCCTCTGCGCCGTATGTTTTCCTGTGCGGTCGTCTGTGCAAGATCGGCGCTGTAAACAGGACGCTTGTTTTCGTCAAGCTCTCCCGTGTATCCGCGTTTAAGCTCTTCGTAAATAGCGGCAACGCTTCTTCCGATCTTCGCGGCAATATCCACCGCGCGTTCGCCGTCGCTGTAAAGTGCTTCGATTTCGCGGCGCTGATCGAACGTCAAATACGAATATCCGTCCATTTCGCAAGCCTCCTTTCGCCGTCCGGATAAAAAAATAAAGCAGGAAAACCGTTTCGGTTTTCTCTGCTTTTAATGTTACTCCGCTCATGGCTAAAAGTCAAGAGTAAAAGCAGAAAAAACGAAAAAAATTTTTAAGCGGCGGCAAGATGTAGTGTGAATAGGTCGTTTGAACTCGCAAAGCCTAAAATTTCGCGCGGATAGTTGTTGATCCACGTTTCAACGCGAAGAATATATGCGGCGGTTACTTTCCGGAAGTCTGTTCCTTTTGGTAAGAACCGCCGTATCATTTTGTTTATATTTTCGTTCGTGCCGCGCTCGTATGCACTATAAGGGTGGCAATAATAAACCTTTGTCCTTTTCCGGTTCTTTCCGTAGATTGATTTTTCAATTCCGGCACAATCCGCAAATTCCGATCCATTGTCAAACGTAATGCTTTTGAACACTTTTGCAAACCTCTTCCCGTATCTGCGTTCCAGCTTGTTCAGCGCCGCTACAACGCTGGCGGCTGTCTGATCCGGTATTTTCATAATGATTTCTTGACGCGTCAATCGTTCGGAAAGAACGAACAAGGCTTCTTTTGTCTTTTTCTTCCCGCATACGCAATCGCCTTCCCAATGCCCGAATGTTGTTCGTTCGGCGATTTCCGGATCGCGGTTTTCTATGCTCTCCCCCTTCGGCGCGCGGGCGGCTTTCTTGCTCTGTACTCTTTCATACTTCCGCTTGCGCTTTCCTTTTTCCGGTAAACTCTCGCGGCTTATCCCGTAAAATATTCCTTTGTCGATGTAGTTATAAATCGTCTTTTCGCTAATTTCCGTTTTGAATGTCAGCCCCAGCCGCTTTATTTCTCCCACGACGGCGGCGGGCGAATATCCTTCTTCGCCGATCTTCTTTTCTATGAATGCGGCTAATTCGTAATCGCTCCCGATCTTCAATTCCCCACCTTTTGCGGCAAGGTTTTCACGATAGCGGGCTTCTGCTATTTCCGGCGAATATCGTTCTTCCGTCGTTAAGTCGGAATTCAAATGCGTGTAGGTTCCGCGTTTTAATTCCCTGTAAATCGTAGAATTATGTACGTGTAACCTGTCTGCAATTTTGCAAGGTTTTAACCCTTCCTTTAATGCTTGTTCTATTTTTAGGCGATCCGTCCACGTTAAATGTTTGTGCATTCTCGTTCCTCCTTTCCGCGTAAGAAAAAAAGGCGGCATACCCTGCCGCCCTCTTCGTTACTTCTCCCGCGCTGTTTCGCAATACGAAGCAATGAACTTCTTTATTTCCGTTGTCGGCGTTGTTCCGTTTTCTTTACAAACCTTTTTGAATTCCTCCAACGTTTCCGGACGAAGATCGAGCGGGAAACGCGCGTAATTTTTCCGGATATGTTTTTCTTGTGCTGAATAGTTTTTCCCCACCGTTATTACCTCCGTTTGATGATAAGACGATAGTAGTTTTCAAATTCTGCTTTTATTATAATATATACGTGCGTATATGTCAACGATTTTCATTAAAACACAAGAAATAAAACGGCGACGGGATAACCCGCCGCCGTTATTCATTTTCTAATAACCAATCAACCGAAACCCCCAGCGCCTTCGCAAAAATTTTCAATTCAAAGTCGGAAACGAAGCGCGTTCCGATCTCTATTCGGCTTATGCTGTCCCGCTCCATATTAACGCCCTGCGTCTGTACCTTTGCGGCTAAATCCTCTTGCCGTAAACGCTGGATCACCCGCGCTTGACGCAATCGTTCGCCGCAAATATTCTTTTTCCCGTTATAGTCGTATATCTTCATATCGTGTGCGATCCCTCTTCATTCTGATTATTTGCAAACAGCGTGTAAATATTCCGCTTTATTCTTGATTTTAGCGCGCGGAAGCTGTATAATTGTGTTAAAGGTCAGAATGGGTAAATTCTGCCTTGAAAATTTACAATTCAAAGGGGGATTTGCTCTATGTTCGTAACCTTTACAAAGACATTAAAACGAATGGCTGGTTTCCGGCTGGGCTTCGGTATCCGTGTAAATAAGCGCAACGCCCCGTTATGGTGTGGCGCTATGCTTGTCGCCGGAATGTTCTATCTTATGTGGTATATGATTATCGGCGCGGGCTGGTGTCTGTACTTTATGCTTTTGGCGATCTACAAGATTTATTATTATCTGTTTAAGGGGATCGCGATAGGGTGTAAGAAGCTGTATCGTTTCATCAAAGGGAAAACCGCTACGGCAGAAACGGAAACGCCCGTCGATCCGGAACAATAATGCCAACAAAAAAAGCCCCGCGAAGGCGTGAAGCCCTCGCGGGGAATTTTTTATATCGGTGGGAAGCTCCCGCCGCCGAAAGCCGCTACGCGGAAAGGGGAACGCGGGCGGCGCTGTCGGTGTTAGTCTTTATCCGGTTCGCCGTCTGCTTCAATCATTCCGATATATTCCGGAAGATTGAAAACGGCGGCTTCGATCAGTTTATCCAAGCTGTCGGGATCAAGGGTAAAGCCCTTTTCCTGTAAGAACTGCACGACATAGGCTTTCTTTTCTGCGCCGCGCCCGCTCCCCACGTAAAGCTGTTCGGCGGCTTCGACGGCAACCGTTACCCACAATTCGATTTCCTCCAGCTTGTCCGCGTCGATTTTACCTTTCAGCCACGGGATCACAAACGCGGTAATGATAGCCGCGACAAGGGCGACAATCGCTTCAACAATAGGCGTAAGATCAATCATTTATAAAACCTCGCTTTCGTCTGTTTCCGTTTCCGGTTCGATTTTTTCTTTCTTCTTTACCCTTGCGACGATGATTTCGGATAGCCGTTTCAGCATCAGCGCGCCGCACTCGATCACAACGGCGGTAAAGTAGTACGTAATCAGCGTTGTTTGCTCAATCCCCGTAATGAGGAAAGAAACATACTGCGCCGCAATGAAGATCACCGTTGTAATACCGATCGCGACAATAACTTTCGTCGCGAAGCGTTCATCGGCAAGGAATTTCTTTTGACGCTTCCCGCGCCTTGAACGTAGTTTCATATTGCCCCCTTTCATTGCACGGCTTCGCACGGCGTGCAATTCAATAACGCGCACGTGCGTTCCCGTGTGTTAAACAAGCGTCAGATCGGACAGCTTCACCGCCGCGACAACTACGCCGCCGTAGGTAATCACGACGCGATCGCCGCTGATCTCCTTTACGACGTGATCGCGGTTATACACGAAGGAAGCAAGGCTTTTCCCGTCGTAGGTTTTCGCGCCCTGCTTCAAGCGAACCTTGCTTCCCACCTTCACGGAAGCCGCCGCCGTCCCGCCGCTTCCGGTCGTGATAAATGCGTCGGAATATCCCGCCGCTTTCAGCTTTGCAAGCATTGCTTCGGCGTTCGCCTTCTTGCTGAACGCTCCCACCTGTACTTTGTAATAGCCGCCCGTATTCACAACGTAGGTATCAAAGCCCGCCGCCTTCAATTTCTTTTCCAGCGTCTGTGCGTTCGATTTCTGCTTGAACGCGCCCGTCTGCACCTTGTAAAGCGTACCCGTTCCGGAAGAAGGCGTTTCCGGCTCCGCCGCCGAAGCGCCCAGCCTCTTGTTTACCTCCGCCGCGATCGCACCGTGCCTTTCGTACAGGTAATCCCCTGGGCAAGATTTGTTCGCGTAATCCCTGTGAACCGTCATATTGCAACCGTTCAAGTGATTAACGCGCTCGTTCTTGTTCGTAGACCACACAAGTTTCTTGATCCCGTTACGGCGGCAAATATCCGTTACAAGGTCGAGAAGCGCGGCGTATGCTTTATCGTTCACCGCGTAAGGGTGTGTCGTGTCGCTTGCAACCTCGATCGTTATAGCGCGGTTATCGTTCGCCGCGTTTGAACTGCACCACGAACGATCCTTTTCTTCGACATACATTCCGATACGCCCGTCAACGCCTACGCCGTAGTTTGAACTTGCCTGTCGCGAAGTAGGCGCGAAGATGTTACCCAGCGTTTCAACGGAACATTGCCCGACGACGCAATGAATTGTAATTGTGTCGATCTTGTGATTGCGCGGGCTTGTCCTGTTCGGTGAAATTTTCGTGTAGTCCACCAGCGTGCTGTTGCTCATTTTGAAAACCTCCTTATATTCAAGAATGGGAACGGCTCATTTGCGAACCGCTCCCGCTCTTTTTCATTTGTTATCGATCTGCTGTTCGATATGGTCAATTCGCTTGTGCGCCTGTTTCGCCGACGCTTCAACAGAAACAAGCCTTCCGACGAAATCCGTATTTGTCTTTCGCTGTTCCCGCTGTTCCGCTTTCACGTCGTCGATACCGCCTTTTATGTATCCCAGCTCCGTTAAGATCGTCGCGTCGCTCTTCGCTTCCTTCGTCTTGTCGCTGTCCCTGTTACGGACAAAGGCGATATATCCGAACACGATTGCACAAACGCCGCTGATAACGGAAATTGCGGATAAGATCGCTTCGCTCATTCTCAACCCTCCCCGCTGTTCACTTCTTCCCATTGCCACAAAGAAGGCGTGTCGGGCGGATATACGCAATTCGGCATATCAGCTTTTGCAAGGTAGATTTTCCCCTTGTAGCTGTAATATTTCCCGTTCTCGACGTTGACGACAATTCCCGCTGTTTCCGGATACGGGATCGGATCGTCAATCGTCCCCGTGTGCGTAAGCTCCACAAGGCGGTAATATGCGAAGGTCGTTTCGACGGGATAGGAAACAGCGTTCGACGTGTGCGGCGCGATAATCTCGTAATAACGCCCGTTGTACTTGATGATTTCGCCCACGGTGTTGTAGGCGTGCGCGTCCTCGTATTCCGGATAGTCGATCACTTCCGCCGATTGCAGGATCATTTCGTCGGTAATCGCTTCCGTTCCCGCCGCGCGATCCTGCACGATCTGCGCCTTGAAGGACATTGCAAGAAGTGCGGCGGTACTTTCGCCCGCCGCCTTTACTTCCTGCACTTCCTTTTCCAGCGCGGCAGTATTCCCGCCGCCGTTTTTGTTATGCTTTACACTCATTCAAAATTACCCCCGATCCCTGATACCCAGCACGCTGTCAGCGCGTCGCCGCGCTCAACGGTTACGCGGATATTCAATCCGAATTGCGTTGCTGTGTTTGTCGTGTTCTCGAATACGTGCGCCAGCCCTGAAATTACCGCGTTCGTGCAATCCTCCCATACGGGCGTTACGTCGTAAGGATTGTTGCACGCCTCCACCTTGAAAGTGCCACCAGCCGGAATATCCCTGTTCACATTGATATTGCACCGCGTCGGCTGGCTCTGCGCTTCCAGCGGCTCCGCAAGGGTAATAACAAATCTGTTGATCGCCTTCGTGAACGTAAGCGTCCGCGTTGCGCTGTTTCCGGCGCTGTCGGTCGCGACAATCTCGATCGTGTGCTGGGCGTTCGTCAGCCCCGTAAAGGTGTTTCCGCCTACGGAAAGGGTAAGCGTTTCACCCAGCGTTACGTTGTTCCGCGTGTTGATCGTGCTTCCGTCGATTTTCTCTACGACGTTTACAACGTCGTTATCCGGATCGGTAACGCTGTATTCGTAGGTGAAATCCTCGCGCTTCACGCCAAGATCGGCATTCTGCCCGCTGATAACGGGCGGCTGATTGTGGATTACCGCAATCGCGCCGCTTGTCGTGTACGCGGAAGAATTGCCCGCCGTGTCAACCGCCTTCACGCGGTATTGAAGCGTGTTCCACGAAGTCGATACCATTTCCGAAAACGTGCGGGCGGCGGAACTCTGAACCTGTGTCCACGCGCCGCTGTTCGCGCTTCTCTCGAAAACGTAGGTCAGCGCGTCGCCGTCCGGATCGGTGGCTTCCGCGCAAGAAATATTGATATTCTGCCCGCTGTACGCCGTATCCGGCGCGGTAATGCTGGGCGGCGCGGAAGGCGCGGCGTTGTAGATGATTTCATAGTTTCCGCTTGCGTTCGGGCTGTCAGATACCAAGATTGAAGATTGCAGATTGCAAAGCGGGCGAACGCCGTAGTACCCGCAGTACGCGCCGTCGCCGCTCAGCGCAGCGCCGGAATTGACGTAGCGGACGTAGTAGGCGTTCGACGAAGTAGGCGTGCGAAGCCACCAATACCAACCCTTTGAAGTCGTGAAGTTACTGTTTGAATACTCCGAATTACTCACGCATTCCGCCGTAGGATAGGCAATACGCGAAGCGTTGTTGCTGAACAGGGCAAGAAGCGCGCCTTCGGCGATCCCGTTTTCGTTTGCAAGCCCCACTTCGGTGGTAGACGCAAGAAACATTTTCGCCGTGAAGGTTTCGTAACTGCCGCCGTCCGTCGAAGATTTTACAACGGTAAGCGTTGTGTTGAGAAGCTCCGCAACGAACTTCGGATCGAGCATAGCAAGGAAGCCCGCCCAGCCGTCGTATTCGTTGTAATTGTCCCATACATTCGCGTTTGTCGGCGGCGCGTCGGCGCTGTGCTTCGCGCTGTACCAGTTTCCCGCCGTCGCATTACTGTTCAGCCATTGCAGGATATTTGAATGAATATGCCTGTTGTTGCCGTAGCTTCTGCGATCGCTGTTGCTGTTGCTTGCCTCCTTCGCGTCCGAACACATAAGCTGGATAATCTTTTCGGTTATCAGCGTTACGCTATTCGACGGATAGCCGCTGTGGTTCTTGTCGGCAACCTTGAAAATGATCTTTGCGCCGAAGCGCGATTGATACGCCGAAAGAACCGGAACTTCGATCTTGTCGCCTACGGCAAGTGAACTTATTGCTTTTGACATTTTTCCGCCTCCTTTGAATTGAAAAGCCTGTTGTAATAGTGATCCGTTCGCCGGATCAAGTGATAACAATTTCCCTTTTCGGCGTGTCCTCTCCAGCTTTTATAGGATTGTTCAACGGTCGCCGTCGTGATCTTGCCTCGCTCCACAAGTCCGCGCATTTTCTTCAATTTGCGCTTCATATTGTTCTTGCTTCGGCGGCGCACCTTTCGGATAACTGCGCCCGTTTCGGTCAAATACGTATGAAAGCCCAAGAAATCAACACCGTTTCGCAAAGGGTAAATGTTCGTTTTGTTGTTCAAAGATAAGCCGATCGCGGCGACGTGTTTTTCGATCTCCGCGCGGCAATGCTGCAAATAGGCTTTATCTTCGTGTATCAAGAAGAAATCGTCCATATATCTGCCGTAATACTTAATGCCCAGCTTCTCTTTGATGAAGTGATCTAAATTATTGAGGTAGAGAAGGGCGAAAAGCTGTGAAGATTGATTTCCGATCGGTATTCCGACGTTTCCTTCCGTGCTGTCGATTATCATTTCGACAAGCCACAAAACGTCCGGATCAGTGATCTTCTTGCGGATTAAGGATTTTAACACGTCGTGTCTAATGGAATAGAAGTATTTGGAAATATCCGCCTTCAATATCCACCCGTCAATTCCGTTTTTACGGTAAAACCTCCGCAAGAACTCCCGAAGCCTGTCTAACCCGTAATGCGTACCTTTGCCCACCTGCGAAGCGTAATTGTCCGTGATAAACGATCTTGTAAGGATCGGTTCAAGCACGTTATCGCAAAGTGAATGTTGAACAACCTTGTCTTTGTAGCTGTTCGACATAACCACGCGCCGCTTCGGTTCAAATACTTCAAACGTGTTGTATGGCGATAGCGTGTACTTCTTCGTTTTAAGCTGATAGCTTAACAGGTTCAGCGCTTCAAGAAGGTTTACTTCAAACTTTGCCGCCGCTCCTTTCCACCTCTTGCCTTGCCGCGCCTTTCGGTAGGCTCTGTATAGGTTCTCGAAGCTATATATCTTCTCGTAATCTGTCATAAAAATTCCTCGCTGTGTGTAGCCTTTGCCTTCCGCCGCGCGGAAGGCTCCGGCATCGGCGATCCTGTATTTGCCCCCGCTGTGGATCGCGGCGGCGGGATACACCTTCCTTTGATGGTGGTATTCTGCTTTCGGCTTATGCCTACTCGATCTCATTTTCCACGGAAGCGGGCGAACGCCGTTGTTCCCGTTGTACGCGTTGTTGTTGTTCAGCGTACCGTCGGAATTGACGTTGCGGACGTTGTTGGCGTTCGACGAATTAGGCGTATCAAGATGTACCCCAAACGGTTCACCCTCTCGCACGATCCCGCTTCTTCCACGCGGCTAACATATACTTCACGTCAAGCGCAAGTTTAGACCAATATTCACAACTGTTCGTTGATATGAAGCCCTGTTCGTGCGAAAGCTCTATGAAAAATAGAAGCTCCTTGCAGTAGGTAAGCGCTTTTGCTTGAAGCCTCTGCCGTTCCTTGAATTCCTGCGCGTCAAGAAGGTTTAATTCGTTTGCCTCCAGCGCGCATTCGTAAATATCCACCGCTTTGTCTTGTATTCTGTTTACAAGGGTAAAACGGTATTTCTTCGGGAAGCGCTCCGTGCTGTTCGTGATCGTGAATGTGTGCTTGATTAAATCCTTGCACTTCACAATAACATTAAATTCCGAAGGTTCCTTTCTTCCTCGTTCCTGCCTCTGCATTTATGCACCGTCCCTTTCGTATGCGGTCAATAGTAACGGCATCTTCGGCGCACCCCTCGAAATCAAACCCAGCCGCCGTAACGAAAAGCGTTCCTTTGTTTCCGGTTACGGTCGTTCCCGTGATCGTCAAAGCATCTTCGCCGCAACGTTCGCACGGCGGCGAAAGCTCGATAAACAGGTTCCCTATAATGCACGACAATTCCGCCCGTGTGCAAGCGTACCGTTTTAACATTCGATACGCTGTAAGCTCTCGTTCCATACGCCCGTTGTTGTAACGCCGGAAAGGTCGTCAAACAGGATAAGGAACGGATTTTCGGTAATATCGTTGAAGATCACGGCTTCGATCAGATCGACGCGGGCGGTCAGCGCCGTAATCATATTCAGAAGGTTTCCGGCTGTATTTTCGTCCAGCACGTCCTGCAAGCCTTCAAACCAAATATCGAAGTCCGTTTGCGCTTCCGTCTTGAAGTCCGCGAAATACTCTTCCAGCGCGTCGTACTGCGTGTTTCCCTGCAACTTCAAGGAATTCATATACGATACAAGGGAATTGTACTCCGCCGCGCTGTCGCTCTGATATTCAGCGAACCACGCTTCAAGCTGTGCGTTAAAAGCTGTCGTGTCGATGGTATCGACAAGCCCCGCTACAACGCCGCAAACGGTAGTATCAAGCCGCTTGTCGGTAATGCTCGATCCCGTGATCGCGGTAACGCCCGCGCCCACGTAAACGTCGGCGATTGCCAATTCGTAAATATCCGCGTCCCGCTCGACGGCTGGCGCGGTAGGGGAAGCCGAATACGAAGAAGATTTCGCCTTCACCGAAATAACGCGGTTCGTCAAGTCCCATCGAACCACAATGCGGTCAATTCGGTTCAGCACGCCGTCAGCCGTCGCAAGCGTCAAGGAAAGGTCGCTTGTGTTGTTGTAGAAATAGCCGTTGATCCACGCCTTGCCCGCTTTCACGGTTACTTGCATTCCGCTTCCGGCTACAACTTGAAGCCCCGTCGAAGGAACGGGGAAAACGCCGTTTCCGATGAATGATCCGAAATAGGAAGCCCAATCTTCGGCTTTATATTTTCGGTCGCCGGATACGCTGTTAAAAAAGCTCGATTTTTCCATATTTACACCCCTTTATTTTGTGATCTGCCGTATCTGCGTCAAAAGCGCGGGCAAGCTCTCGCCGAAGGTAATATCGATCTCTTCGACGTTGTTTTGATAGGTTTCCGCGATCTCCGTTATGCGAACGTCAATGCGAATTCCCCAGCGCTTGTTCACGCAAGTAACGCGGTCGCCTAAATCGTAATCGGTTCGGTAAATAAGATTTGCAAAGGTATTGATCTTCGATCCGAACGAAAGTGTTTCCGCGTACTGTTCTAATTCCTCCGCGCCTCGGGCGGATAGAAGCGCTAAATACTCGGTATCGGTCAGCGTTACTTGCGTTCCGTCGTCGTCCTCGTATTCCTGCACTATATCGGTGGCGTTTATGAATACCTCTTCACGCGCCAGACCTGCTGCCGATCCGCCCACTTCGGCAACCTTGCGGGCAACGCCTTCTTTCTCTTCACCGCCGACAAACGCCGTTGTTTTAAGGTTTTCCACGCTGTTTGTGTATTCCTGTTCAACGATGTTATCGAATTCCTGTGAAAAGATACAAGGCGCATTCCCTGCGGTATTGCCCGCCGTAAGGTCGCGCCCTTCGTAGACGGAAAAGACGTGCGCGCCTGTTCGCGCGTCCGTCCGCATTCGTATTCCCAGCTTCGCCGCCTTTGCCGCCGTTTCTGCCGCAAGCTGTGCGTTTGTGTACTGCTCCGAAGTGTAGTCGATCACGCCGCTTTCGGTGTCCTCGTCGTCGGTAGCGATTGAAACGTCCGGTATTTTCCGCGCGGTATCAGCCGGATTTGTTACGTTCTCCCGTACAATGCGGTATAAAATGTTCTGCGTTGTGTCGTTCGTGATAATCTGCTTCTTGATTATCCGCTTCCCGATCCAAGCGATCAGGAACTTCCCTTGAACTTCGATTTCCTCCAGCCCCTGCGAATTCTTCGTAATATGGACATACCGAATTTGCGCCGCTTCATCGTCGCCGCGCTTCATAATGATATTGTTCTTCACCAGCATTCGGGAATGCTCTTCGGTGAATGGAACAAGAAGTTTGAATTCGCCGCAACTCCAATAGCGCCGCGTCCAGATCAACGAAGCGATCTTTTCGACAATCCCTTGAAGCTCCATTTCGGAAGAATAAACGTATAATTCCATACCGTTACACCCCCAAATACAAGTTATTGTGATAAATGGATACTTCGAGATTTTCCGCGTTTGTATCCGCCGAATAGCGGAAAAGGTTATCACCCACGGCAAGCTGTAAATAGGAACTGTCAACGTCCAAATAGCGGAAAGCGTCGCTTTCAACGCCGCCGCGCGCCAGCTTCACGGATTTTTCGCCGTACCCCGTCGAAACGGTCAGCACGTCGCCCGCTTCAAGCGAAATATTCGCCTTGATGAACTCTTGCGTATTGACGTTCAAAAGCTGTGGATTTGTCAGCGCGCCCAGCGCGCGGAACTCGATCCGGATACCGCTTTTCACGTCGCCGGAATTGAACACGTTGACGATCAGCGAAGGCTGGCGGTATCCGATTTCCCAATCCTCCGTTATCTCCAGCCCGTCCGGAACGGGAAATTCAAAGCCGCCGATCCACGTTGCTATATCCTCGCGCGTTTCCGCCTCTTCCCGCCAAAACGGATTAAGACACGAAAGCTGGATCGTGAATTGCTCTAATATCGTCCCGCGCTTGAAGATCGGCGCATTGTTGATCGTGCAACCGATAACCCGCTTGAAGTCGCCCAATTCGTAAGTAAGCGTCGCGGAATACTGCGGATTTAATATCCTGTTCAGATTGCGGCGCAATTCCTGTATAGCGATTTTGTCCCGCTCCCTGATATGCCCTACGATGTCAATATCGCGGCTTTCAATGCGGTATCCTAAATAGGTGTCGCCGTCCTGCCCCATACTGTTTGTTGAATATATGGCGTTCTGCACGTCGGACAAGCCGGAAACGTCCTTGAAGTTTACGTGATACGAAGAAGAAGGGGAAAAGACAATGCTTTCCCCCCGCTCGTTCGTGTAGGTCAATTTTTCTTGTATTTTCATCAGCCCATTACCTCCCGCGCAATCATTCTGAACTGCCGCGCCGCTTCGCGCTGTTGCTGGGCGTAGGAAGTATCGTTCGCGTAGATGTTTTGCACCACCTCGAAGCGCGCTTCCTGTCTGCCGCCTGCGCGCGGGCGCGGTTCCGGATCGTCGGGGACGGCGTTGTCGGTCGCCCTGCGGATCGTCTTTTCGACGTTTCGCATTTCGCGTCCGAAGCCTTCGCCAAGCCCCTGCGCCATATATTCGCCGATACCCGCAAAGACTTTCGACGGGGAAGCAATATCCATTTCATCTTCAACCGCCGCGACAATTTCGCGCATCATCGAACGCACGCGGCTTTCCAGCCAACTCGACATATTTTGAAAGCCCTGCCAAATACCGCGCACCATTTCTTCGCCCGCCGCCACGAAGTCGGATACAAACGAATTCAGCGCGGTAATAACGGGCTGTACGATTTGCGCCACTTTTCCGGTGATCTGCGGGATACCCTGCACCATTCCGGAAGCTATATTCTTGTCGATCGTAACGCCCGCTTGAATGAACTTTTGATTTTGCGCGGTGAAGGCGGTTATAATGCTCTGCGTGATTTGCGGTATCTTTGCCGTGATCTGCGGGATACCCTGCACCATACCGGAAGAAATCTGATTGTCAAAATCCTGTCCGGCTTGAATGAGCCTTTGCGCCTGTGCGTTCAGTCCGGTAATTACCTTTTCGACGATCGCGGTTATTGCGCCGGAAAGTCCTTCGATATTCGCCATAATTCCGTCGTTCACGGCGCGCACCGCTTCGGCGGCGGTAAGCTCTCCCGCTCCGCCCATTGCGGCGGTCATATCCGACGAAACGCCTTCCATACTGTCGCCGAAGCCTACGCCTACGCCGTCAGCCATATTCCCGCCGATTTCGGCGAAAACGGTGGAAGGGGAGTGAATGCCGAAGAAGCCTTTGATCCCGTCGATCAGTCCGGAAGCCCAGCCGGTTACTTTCTCCCATAGCCAAGAAGCCGCGCTTGAAATACCTTCCCACAAGCCGTGAAGAAGATTTGCACCCGCGTTTACCATCTCGCCGCCCAAATTTGCGAAAGCCTGTACGATACCGGAAACGATCTGCGGAACGGCTTTCACGATTTCAACAATGATCGTCGGCAAGTTCTGAATGAGGGAAACGAACAACTGAACGCCCGCTTGAATGATTTGCGGTATGTTCTGGATCAGCGCGTTTACAATTCCGCTGATAATCTGCGGGATCGCTTGAACGATCGTCGTTATAATCTGCGGAAGCGCCTGTATCAGCGCCACAAGAAGGTCAATGCCCGCTTGAACAATCTGCGGGATATTTTCAAGAAGCGCCGTAATAATCCCGTTTATGATTTCCGGAATAGCCGTTACAATCGTTGTAATGATTTCCGGAAGGGCGGTAATAAGGGAAGTCAAAAGGTCGATACCCGCTTGAATAATCTGCGGGATCGCCGCCAGCAGTCCGTTAACAAGGCTCGTTATCAACTGCGGAAGCGCCGCCACAAGAACGGGGATCGCATTTATAATCCCCTGCGCCAGCCCTGTGATAAGCTGTAACGCCGCGTCGATCAGCATAGGGATATTGTTAATCAGCGTTTGAACAACCTGTGTAATGATCTGAACGATCGTCGGAACAAGCGTCGGCAACGCCTGCACGATACCTGTTGCAAGCGTCCCGATCATCTGCAAGGCGAATTCAAGGAAGGTCGGCAACATTGCCCCAAGCTGTTCAACGATGAACGTTACAAGCCCCAAAAGCCCTTCGGAAAACTGTTGTGCCGCGCCTTCCGCGCCCTCCAGCGCTCCGGTCAGCCCGTTTCCGATCAACTCTACAAACGGCGTTATCTGTTGCAGAAGTTCCGCCGCAAGCTGTTTCAGCTTCGTAACGATCGGTTCAGCGATCGCGCCCAGCGCCGCCATAGCGCTATTAAGGGAAGCCGTTGCCTTTTGCGCTTCGATAATATCTCCGTTAACCTCCCTGTATGCTTCCGCCGCGTCTGAATAAAGCCCGTTCAGCGTTTCCGTAATCAGCGCTTGCCGCTCCTGCTCCGAAGTGCAAGCGTCCAGCTTTGATTGAAATTCATCTTCCGAAACGCCCGCCCAATTCAAAGCGTCGGCAAGCCCGCCCGTAATCTGTCCGGTTTTCGCCGTTTCGTTCGCGGCTTCCGTCAAGTTTTCGATCGGCAAGCTGTCGCCGAAGGTCGCATAAACGCCCGTCGCAATATCCGTCCACGTCGCAAGCTCCTGTTCGTTGTTCGTAAGCTGTGCAAGGTGGGCGGCGGCTTCGGTCGCCTGTCCGTCGTCGCCAAGAATGCCGTACAATTCGGTATAAGTGTTCTTTGCATCTTCCGCCGAATGCCCCGCCGTTGTAAAGCCCGCTTCCAGCTTTCCCATATTTTCGCGTGCTTCGCGCGTACTCTCTGCAAGCCCTAAAAAGGCGGTAGCCGCCGCGCCTATCGCCGCGCCCATTGCGGCTACACCTGCTCCGATTGCCTTTCCAGCTTTTCCTACTGCGCTTCCGATTTTATCCCAACTGTTACTCGATTTTTCAAGGCTATCCGTAGTTTTTTCTACCTGTGTTTTAGTGCTTTTAAGCTCTGCTTTGCACTCGTTCAACTGCCTTTCATATTCCTTCGCTTCGTCCGAATTTTCCCCGTACTCGCTTTTCGCGGCGCTTAATGCTTTTTCCAAGGATTGAACTTTCTTTTCCTGCTCCGAATAGGTCTTTTGCAGAACAGAAAGTTTTGCCTTTAGTGCCTCTGCGCTGTCTGCGTTTCCTTCGTATTCAGCGGATACGACTTTCATTTCGGACGCAAGAAGCCGTAATTGCTTGTCAATATTCGCGGCTTCGGTCGCAAACTCTTCTGTCGCGGGCGTAGTTTGGTTCAGACTATCGGTTATTCCGTCTATCTCTGCTTGTGTCTTTGCCATATCAGCTTTCGCATTGTTCAGATTTGTTTGCATTTTCTTAAAGGCAACACTTGCCGGATCAACTCCACCTTCACGCATTTTTTTCAATGCTTCTTCGGCGGCTCCGGCTTTTTTCGCTTGCTCTTCAAGTTGCTTTTGTAAAATCTCCTGTTTTTTAGCCAACGCTTCCACGCTATCAGCGTTTCCGGAAAATTCAGCCGTAACAAGTTTCATTTCCGAACCGATTTCGCGAAGGGAAGCGTTAATGCTCTTGCACGCTGATTTGTATTCCTTTTCGCCATCAAGGACAATTTGCGATTTGATTTGCTCTTCCTTCGCCATTTACAACCCTCCTAACACGTCGTCAATATCGGCTTCCGGCTCTTCCGGCTTGAAGCGATCCGGATTGAATTGTTTGTGTATCCTAAAAAGCGTCAAGATTTTATACGGTGTCATTCGCCATACTTCGGCTTCGCTCCACCGAAGAAGCGTAACGCCGATATAAAGAAGGCGGGCAAGGTCGATTATTCCTTGCCCGCCGCCGCGTTTTTTCTGATTTCGTCGTCCTCTCCGTCGTCCTCTTCATCGTCGCGGGCGGGCGGCTCTTCCGTGCCGTTGTTGCCCAGCGAAAACGCCTTGAAGATCGAAGATTTCACTTCGTTAAAATTGCCCGTATGAATGAGTTTGCCCACCTGCTTTTCGGTAAGCTCTTCGTCGCCGTCCTCTGCACCTTCGTTCAGAAGCAGGGTAAGAAGCCAACGAAGGTTCTTCACGCTGTCTTTTCCGGAAAGCGCCTTGTCCAGCTTGTCAAAGCCTCCGAATTTGTCCTGCATTTCGTCAATAACGTTCAGACTGAAAAGAAGGTGTCTTTCCTTGTCAAGTGTGATCGGGAAACGCCCGTCTTTAATTGCGCTCATAAAACAATAAGCGGGAAGCCGTTTCCGGCTCCCCGCTGTACCCCCTTTCTAAATTAGCCCGCCGAATCAGTATTGTTCGGCTCTCTCACCGTAGTAAACCAATCCGCCGCGACGCTCTCGGTCGGCAATGCGACGTGTTCAGCCTTCCACAAGCCGTCAGAACGCTTGATGAACTGCCCGACGATCTCCGGCGTAGTAAATTCGATACTGTCGCCTTTCGTCTGGTAGTTTTCGGAAGGGATCGCGAACTTCACCTTGTAAAGCCAAATGTACTTATAGCTTCCGCCCGCTTTCTTCGCGCGGAAGCCGATTGCGAAATAAGGCGGTTCGTCCGTATCCGAACCGTAGACCACCATATCGTCGTCCTGCTGTTGCCCAAGCAGGGCGGCAAGGTCAGCCGGAAGAAGGTCATTGACGTTCAGCGTCAATTCTCCCGAAACAAATTCCTTTACAACCTCGTCGGCTCCGTCGTCCGCGTAAAGGATCGCTTCGGCAACCTCCACGGAAAGCTCCGCCGAAATTGCCTTCGCCATTTTTACGGGCGTGCCGTATTCCTCCACGCCGCCGTCGCCGATCGTGATAGGCGCGCGGTAAAGGTCGCGCAATCCGATTGTAGCCATATTCGTTATACCTCCATATACTTGAATTCCACGGGAACGTGATAATAGCCCGTGTTTTCCTCGAACACTTCCGGATCAAACGTGATCCCGTAGAACCCCGCTTCCTTCAATGCCCGTTTTGCGCTCCGCATAAGGGCGATATAATCCACACGGGAATAAATATCCGCCCTGTACGTGAATTCCTCCGCGCCGCTTTCATCGTCCGAAAAATGGGTATCCAGCCCCACGACAATCTGATACGTGATAAAGGTTTCTGCCTTTCCGGTGTAAATCAGCCGTTCGACGGGATAGCCCAGCTTTTCAAGCGTCGTTTTTACAAGTGTATCAACGTCCGTCATTTTGCTTCGCCTCCCATACGCGGCGCATTTCATCGTTTACAGCGTCCGCCGCCTTCGTATTCGCCGCCGTGAACCACGGGCGCGCTGGCATATTCTTTCGTCCGTATTGCAGGACGAAGCCTTTTGTCGCGTTCCGTACCCCGTGCCTGTCTTTCCCGTCCGGATATACTTCAACCATCTTCCCGTTGTCCCGCTCCTTGATTTTGGAAACAACGATCGACGCGGCAAGATCGCCTGTGCTTCGGCGGCTCCGGAACATTGTTCGGATTTCCGCCCGCTGTGCTTCCTGCATTACCGCGCCGCCAGCTTTCAGCATTTCCGGTACTGCCTCTTCCGCGATTTTCGCGCGTTGAAGCATTTGTTCTTGTAGGTCGTCAAGCCCCACAACGTTAAACCGTGCCATTTCCGCCGCCTCCTTCCGTCGTGCCTCCCGCCGCGTTTGCGGCGCTCTGCGCTTCGGGGAAGCTGGAAAGCGTCAATTCCACAAGCTCTCCGTCGTCGTGAATGTACGTCCGAAGAATGCGATAGCGTTTCCCGCTCGAAACGGGATATTCCGCGATCGTTTCCCCGCTATATTCCATTGCGTAAACGTCGAACTTGATTTCGGCGGCGTGTCCCGCCATTTCCGCTTTGTAGAACTCCGAATACCCTACGGATTTTTTATCAGCGAAAACCGTTGTCGCCGTTTCCGGCTTCCTTGTAGGGAAGCCGTGTTCGTTTGTCCGCTCCGAAGGTTCGGAAAGCGCGATCAGCGTTATTTGATCTCTCCAGCCCATTATCCGCCACCGCCTTCCGTGTATTCGTCAGACAGCGACAAGGCGCATTTCAAGTAATCGTATGCTTTCCTGTGCCTTTCGCCTTCGCCGCCGAAGTTATCTTCGGATTTCGCGTACAGAATGATTGCGCGGTCTAAAAGGGGATCGCCCAGCGTTTCGCTGGACGATCCCGCATTTTCCGGAACGTTGATACCGACAAGCCGAAGATCAGCGATACCGGAAGTAATGTAATCTTCGATTTCGTCGTCAAATGCGGCGGCTGTTTTTCGCAAAGCCAGCTTTACCTTGTCAAGCATCATCGTTCAACCCTCCATTACGCGCCCGCCTT